TTTTCTTGTAGCTGCTCAACCAAGTGGCTAGACACATACTCGTCTACAGCACAGCCCAGTGCAGAGTCAATGTCTGTAGCTACTGGGTCAATCAGGAAGTTCTGTGGCATGACAGGACGCAGCTTAACACAAGTGCGATCCTTAATGGTAACACCTACTGCTTGTAGCTCACCGCCCATAACAGGCTGTGTAGCAGGAGCCATTTCTTTTTCTTCTTCTATCACAACTTCTGCAATACCTGTACCAAACACTGCTGCGTTAATTAGACACTCAGCTACGTTCTTACGGACTTTGTTCTTTGCAAAGTCTTCTTCCAAGTAACCACGCAAGGCTGCAATGTCGGCAGGGTTCTGATCTCTGACATCATCTTTAATGTCAAACCACTTGCCACGGCCAAAGGTAGCTTCCTCTAGTTCTGCAACTGAGGACTCCACAGCCTGCTGTAGCGCAGGAGATATAATCTTAGATCGCTCTGACTGACGGGTCTGGTCTTGTGCTGACCAGTGACCACGCCATAGGCGATAGTATTCTTCAAATTTGTCGGAGTAGTTGGCTTCGTAATGATCTCGCCAGTTGTCACACTTGTCCATTACCCAGCCTTCAATGTCCTGCTCCAGGGTAAAGTTGTCTGCGCCTTCTAGTTCCATAGTTAGTAACCTGCGTATTTATCTAAGAATTCGTAGTCCTCTTCTTCATAGTCATAAGCATAAGAGACTTTGGCTAACTGGTCTATGTACGCTAAGGAGTCTATCAAGTCATCATGGACTAAAGGATTAGGGAACTGAAACAACTCGTCTAGGAACTGAGTATTCCACTTTCCCTTGTTTAATGTAATGTTGCCGTGTTCAAAGCGTCCTTGTAACGCCCACACAATTCTATCTGTCTTTTTCTTGTTACCGTGGGTGAGTTCTTCTATGCGGAAGAATCGTTGGTGGCTCTTCATCTGGTCATTGAGGTACGGGTAAACAGCGTTCTTTAACGCTCCTTTTTCAATTCCAACCGCAACTGGTTGATAGTCTCGTACCGCTTCAAAGATACGTCTGGCAGTCTCTTCAACGCCCCAGCGCCCATGTATGATATTAGCAACCCACCAACCAGAAGGCCCAGCCTTAACCACAGCAATCCCCGTTTGGTCAAGCCTTTTAGTTTTGGTAGTAACTTTTTGTACGTCTGCAAATCCAGCCAAATCCACGGCAATATAATACTCACCGTCAGAAGGCTCTTCCTCGCTAAACTTAACATCTTCTTCTTTAAAGAGTTCACTACCGTGGGCCTCAAAGCTTGCCATAAACTCCTGTCGGAAAGAGAAGGCTGACATACTCTTCTCAGCAGCTTCAATCTCTTTAGGGTCTAGCAACGGGTTGTCAAAGCTAGTGTAGTGATAACCTTTAAACGATTCATCTTCAGATACACTAGCGTATTGGTATAAGTCATAGAAGTGGTTGCGTCCCATTGGCGTACCAATGAACATCGCAGAACCCTTCTGATCCGCAAGAGCAGGGCGTAGGATTTGCTCCCACACCTCTGGCTTCATGTCAGCGTATTCGTCCATAACCAAGAACTTCAAGCTAACACCACGCATAGTTTCAGGTCTATCAGCACCCTTCAGCGTCAGCAGCGCACCGTTGACAAACTTAATCTGTAGGTTGTTGACATGGCTTGAGGCTATGACGCTATGGCCTAGCTCCAGCAACATCTGCCACATAATGTCCCTAGCCTGTCCCTGTGTAGGGGCAACGTAGAACACCTGACCTTTCGTGGCTGACAAGCAGTTGAGTATTAGCGACCACGCAGCTAACCTACTCTTACCTGTACGTCTACCAGCAGCTATCACTTTAAAGCGTGTAGGATCGTTGTAGACCTCTTGCTGCCACGGTAACAGCTCAACCTTGAGGTCTGTCATTTTAAGTCTAAATCTTTTTTAAGTTTTTCTATTTCAGTTTTAAATTTAGTACCATAAGGTAGTCTTTCTGTAGGCCAGTCTCGCATAGTAGGTATAGGGGAGTTTTTACCGCCTAGTAAATAACCGCCTATTATTTGATCTAATCTTGAGTGTTTGACCCATTTATCAAAATCTCTGCGCTCTCCACGCTCCGCTTCTCTTTTGTAAGATTCTTTTAACCAGTTTAAAGTAGCAGGGTCTTCAATAGATGCTCTATATAAATTCTCAGCTCGTTCAGGGTCTATTTCTTTTATAAGATGTAAACCTTCACCTATTAGCATAGCTTTTCTATAGTCTTCCCCTGCACCAAATCTTTTAAACTTAGCATCATTGATATAAATCTGAGGCGTTCCTGTAGGAGAATCTTCTCCCATCTTTGTTTCAGCCCAACGGAAGTCATCTTTTTTAAACTCAGATTGTGCTTCTTGAGGATTTACTTCTGCTTCGTTTATTACGCTATAAAACTTTTCTTTAAAAGTAGGCATAATATTTCCTTAGTACGTCCACATTACAGGAGATTCATTACCGTCAAGGTCGCGGATGTCAACATGCACAAAGCTACTAGCAACTCCAATTCCTGAAAAGCCCATCGAGATAGCCTCTTGAACAATCCTAAACCGTTGTACACCGCTGTTGACTTTGATATCTGCTGCAATACCTTGGGCATGAGTTCCTGCTTTCTCCTTCTTTGCTTCAATGGGGTGGTCTTCAGAACGATAACCACTCGTGATAACAAAGGGGAACCCACAACGTGCGCGTAACAAATCTAACTTCAGCAACAGCCTGTCACTAATCTCATTCTCGCCAGTGTACTGACAAGCAAACTCTTCCCTAGTAAAATAGTCTAAGTCTTCATTGATGTTATACATCTGTGTATTCCCCTTCTATGGGTTCTTCATTACCGCTTATGACGGTGGTCTCGCCACCAACGCCAGTAATGGAGATGTTAATGGCACTCTTGCCGCCACTAGCCTTATCCTTTTCAAAATAGCTGACAGGTAATAACCTATCCATACAAATCTTCCAAGCCGCTGCCTGGTTCTTATGCTCATCGTCTAACGCAGCATTCATTATAGAATCTAACACCTTCTTACTCTTAGGCGATGCTAACATTCTTGCTTTATACTCGTTGATGATGGCTGCATCACCTTTAGGTCTACCAACGCCTCTGCGCTGTCCCTTGGTAACACTCTGCACCTTCGCCTTCTTAGGTCTTCCTATCTTCTTCTTCTCAGTCATAGAATTGCCTCTATAGAGATACTATGTAGACTGTATAGTCGCTAACGCTTTATTGCTTTAAAGCACTAGAGACTTTAAAGCTTTAAAGCATTAAAGACATTGTAAGGCTAAGAATAATAATTATTTGATCTTAAATTCCTCTTTAACGTCTCTAATGCTTTAAAGCTTTAACGCTCTGTTGCTTTAAAGCGTTAAAGCTATATAACATTAACAACTTAAACACTCTTTAATGAACTATATAGTTAGTATAGCATATTTCTGAGCAGAAGTCAAGCATTATTTACTGTTATTGTTATAATAGTTACTAGGTTAACCCTCCCTTGTTCCTTTATAGGCGGATTCTGGTTAATAACAGCGTCTCCGCAGTGGCTTTTTTATTCCTTTATTATCAACTACTTAGCCTATATAGCCTATAGCTATAAGCACCCTTGTTTTAATAGCCTATTTTACCTCTTTTTTGTATCTGGGCGGGTACAGTAACAATCCTGCCGCGCCAGCCCCCCACCCCCGTCCTTCTCTAGCACAGGCTACAGCAATTGTCAAGGCTAGAAAGTGACCAACAGAGCCTGGATAGTCATCCACAGGTTATCCACAGGCTACAGAGTCATCCACAGCTTACCCACAAAGTTATCCACAGGCTGGGGCGTGACTGTATAGGCTGATCTGGTCACTGAAGATGCTGGACAGTGAAGAGTGAGTATGCTAGTGGGTACTATATAGCCTACCGTGACCAGGATAGCCAATGCGGTCACACTATGTTGTTGACTATGTAATAGCTATGTAGTACTCGCACGCACGCGCGTTAATAAATAGTAGGCATAGCAGTATAAGTCTGGTGAATGCTTTGCTGTTTCACTATATAAAATAAATATGGCTCTAGCAGGAA